TCAATCATGGCCATGTTGAGTTTAAGTAGTTTGTCGTCACTTGTATCAACGCCAAGGGCGTGTAACCATGCTTCGTCGAGAGCGTTTTCAGTATCAATAAGTATAACGTAAATGCCTTGGTCCTGTGCATTCTTGACGAGATTTCCAGAGCAGATAAAGGATTTACCCGCACCAGATTCGCCAGCAAATACAGTAACCTTGCCCATTGGTATACCCTTATTAAAATCACCACTGATAAGATAGTTGAGCGCGAAATTGTTTGTTGAGATCCAGTCCGTTGGATCGTTGAAGCCGATACTAATACCGTCAATACTTTTTGTGATACTTTTGCGAAATTTTGATACATCGAATGGTCTATTTGCCATAATTGATTCCTCTCGTAATTAATAAATTATTTTTTAGAATAACCCGGGTATTAGCCCGGGTTGTGTTGTTTACTTAGAACGATTACGAATCATGGCCAAGATATCCTCAGCTTTTTGACTTGATGGTTTAGCTGCCACTGGTGCAGTTGCGACAGGTGCATCATCTTCTTCGTGTACTTGTGGTGCAGGAGCAGGTGCTGCCTTGGCTACAGGTGCTGGTGCCGACTCTGCTGCATTGTCGTTACCTGCATTGAAGCCTGCTGGCTTAAAGTACTGACCCCACTTGTCTGCGTCATATGCTTGACCATCTACACTTGCTTCGAACATTTCTTTGATCACTTTGAGTTCTGCTTCGCCTGGACGCTTCGGCAAGAAGTCTGCCAAGTTGTACAAACCATGAGCATCAATCGCTGCTTGCTCGTCGCTAGTAAGTGCAGTTTCTTTACGTGCCCATGTGCTGGTGCTGTAGTCAGCGTAGCCACCTTTGCTGGTTTTCTTGATACTAAAATCCAACCCGCCTGTATAGTCAGTTGGCAAGTTCTCTAGTTCAGGATCCATTAGTGCATTTTTAATTAGATTAAAAATTTGTGGACTAATGATGAATCTACGTATTGGGTTTTCTGGTGTCTTGTCGTCACTCATTGGATTGTCACGCACAAAACCCTGGAATAGATAAGATTTCTTCTTCCAATACTTACGACCCATTTCTTCTAGACCTGGGTCTTTAAACCATGTGCGTACTTCTGCTAGGATAGGACAAGCATCGCCCCACATCTCTACACAAGGTACTTGTACAATAACTGGTTTACTGTCTGACTGACCTTTGATACCAGCGAATGGTAGTTTGATCATTGCACGTTCAATCCAAAAGAATGAATTTTTAGTGTCTGCGTCTGGGAGGAATCTTACTCGGGCTGTTGAGTTTTCTGCGATGTTCCAGTGAGCGTAAATGGCATTGTCGCCACCTTGTCTTTCACCGCCTTGCCCTCTTGATTGTTGCGCTTGTAGTTTTGCGCGAATTTCTGCTAATGAAGTTGCCATGATGTTTTTCCTTTATAGTTTAAGATGGTCTTTATTGTGCCTAGATACACAACTGCACCGTGCAATTGTATAACAATACTATTTATGAAGTCAAATAAAAATTGCTTATTTTTTATCCATAACAAGATACTCAAAAATTCTCCTGTTATGTTCAAAAATTGGTTGTAAGCTCTCATTTATCTGCCTACACACATTATAGTCTAAATTTGCCAGTCTGTCAATCTCTTTCTTGATTGCTGTTATCCGATCGTATACAGATGACATGGTATCGTAACTTTCGTTTATATATGGAGCAAAAGTTTGAAATCCGTAACTACGCAAGTGATCCAAACTACCTTGTCCGTTTAACAACAAAAATGGTTTACCTAAATAAAAGTTCTTTAAAGTTTTTTCTGTAAAGAACTTGTTGTTGTGTACATCTGTTTCTGAAACTATTTCAATAAAATAAGATTGATAATGCTGACTAATATCGTCAAGGCTGTCTCTAAACGAAACTGATCCGCTGTTGGTGCAGTAATCTAAATTACTGACTCCGGCCTGTTCAAACCATTCTGCATCATCTTTAAAATGTTCGTAGTGTTTAGAATTGTAAAATACGTGTTTTGAGTTCCAACTTAGTAGACTATCATATTGTTTAAGATGTCTATACAGTTTAAGTCTAAACATATCGTATCTACCAAACAATCCAGCAAATTTTTTAGCATAGTCAAATGTGCTTAATGGTAGATCTTTGATTAAAGGATAACATTGTGTTATCCACATGTGAGTTACATCCAGTGGTAGAAACGTACAGTTCTCTATTTGTGGATCGTTGTATCCGTACAAGTAACAAGAGTTGTTCGTATCTTTTATTGTTTGTTTTATTATTTCTTGCATTCCGGTAAATCTTAAATTAACTCCGTCCCTTTGTAAAAAAACTATTTGCTTATCTTTATGTTGCCCAATATAATACAGGAATTCGTTAGTGCCTTCAAACTGATAGTTTCTATTGGTTAACCAATCAAGATTTACAAAAAGATATTGATCTATTTGAGCAAAGGTACTGTCTAAGTTGGTGTTAGATATTAACTGATATATTTCTCGAATATTCATTGAAGTGTTCTTTGTTTTTGAGTAGTCTGGGATATATTGATTTATATATGCTTGCCCAATCTTTGTCTTGATAAAATTTTAAACAATCAACGATTATGGCATGTGCTTGTGCAGTGTTGGTGCAATTTATAATTTTATCTACAGGAAATAGATCTGCAAAGCAATCAAATCCGGTCTGCTGTAACCAATTGTATATTTTAGGGTTACCGTTTATTATAAATGGCCTCAGCCCAATTATTGGTTTAAAGGTCTTTTCACTTAAAAAACAACTATGTGGAGTAAATTCTGTTTCGCTAACTACGTTAATAAAAGATTGGTTCCAAATATCCAACCGTCCAAGACTGTATATGTCATTGGGTATAGTGATTGAATCTACTACATCATTGGCTCCCCACGTTGCATAACAGTCATCCTCTGTGATTGAATATTTTGAATTTCCTAAAGTTACACATCCTGCATGTATAACTCCAGCTAATTCTAATTGATCAACAAAGTGTGTTCTATGCACATGCGGTTTGCGATTGTAATTTAAATACAAGAATTCAAACTTGGTTGGTTGCAGTTCTTGATCTGTGTACTGCTTGAAATTTTCTGCACAAACTGCAGCCCAAAAATCAAATTTAATTCCTTGATCTGTATATCCAAAAAACTTTACTGAACATTTTATTTGATCAGCAAATCCCAAGATTGGGCCAAATGGGTCTGTTAAACTACAAATGTAAACTTGATCAACATCTAGTGTGTTTATGTATTCAACTACATCTAAAGGATCATACCATGTGGGCACTACTATAGCAGTGCGAGTGCCCAATTGTTGTGCAAGAGCATCAACTACATGTCGTTCAAAGCGACCAGCTACCCATACAGGATTAAATCCACCATATAATATGTGGCAATCCTGTATTGTAGTTGTTTCTGCCCACTCAGGCAACATAGATTATCTTAGGCCGGCTAGTAGTTTGATTAAACTTAATGAATCTTCAGTGACCACTGGTTCACCGGTTGCAGGTGCTGCTACTGTTTGATTGGGCACCGGAGGTTGTTCGGGGGCTGCGGGCGGCTGCATTGCTGTTTCGTATTTTGCTGCAAGTTCTGGATTGTTTTGCTTTAACCAGTTTACAATAGCGGGACGAGCATCGGACTCTGCACCTTCTGCTTGACTTAAATTACGTAAGTTGTCGTTCAATTCTTGGTCATCAATTATGCCTTCCAAGGTTGATTGTGCATTAAGACCATCTTGTCCAACTTCTAATGGTGTTGCCATGATCTTGTCTAGTGTGTATTGTTCGTCGCTGGTATCTGGTACGCCAACTGAATCGGCTTCATGAACACTATCGGCCCAACGTGCAAATTCTTCAGCCATTGATGTTTCCATAGCATCTTGCTCGCGGCGGTGGGCGCGATACACATAAGGCAGTGCTTCATCAAAACGGTCATCGTATACTTTTTTAACAAAACGCTCACGTAGTGCATCTACATTAACATCTTCTTCAATTGCATTTTCTGATACATAGGATTCAGCATAGTCATGATAGTCTTTGCTTTTACGCAAACGCTTTAATAGATTTTTTTGTTGTCCGTAGTGTTTTAATGCGCTCTGTACCATGTCTTGTGTTTCACGATCTTCAAACTGTCTACGACGTGCACCATTGACAAAATGTTTCATTGCTGCCATTTCACTCATGATGCCATTGATGTGTTCACCCAGTTCATCATGCATTTGACCACCTTCGCTTAGATGACGAGCCATGGCACGAGCACCATGTAGGTTCTTGTGTGGCATTAGGAAACGTTCGCCACGATGTGTTTCTAAATAGATGTCTTGAATCTTGCGAGCACGGGCTCCACGCTTTTCTGGATCAATGAAGTCACTGTGTTTAACACGAATCTTGACTGGGCCGCGGTCTTCGTAACTGTTAATTCTACTTCCGTACATGCTGCCTTCGCTAATAACAGATTCGGTCATTGTCAACTCATCAGCAGTGTAAGTACTGTCTGCTTTGCTTTGTTGTTTAACATCCTGTGTTTTTAGAGTGCTACGGCTGATATCTCTGGTGTCAAAAGTTATCATATTTCTACGAGCGAATTCACGCATTCCACGTAAAAAAGAGAACCACTCATCTTGTTCTTGTTGATCTAATTTGTCAGTAATATTTTGTCCGTAGTATATTTTTAAACAATCTGGGTCTACAATACTAATATGTATATTTCCAAAGTTTTTGCCTGTTTCCTTACTGACGTAATCAAAATTAAAGAATCGAGCTGCTGTAGGGTCCGCGGTACTATTGGCCTTTTCGTCGCCTAAACTTACGTTTTCGAATCTGCTACGAACTTTATCAAATAGTACTTCTGCAATTTTTTCTATTTCACGCATTTTGTTGTCCAAATAATATCTAGTATTTATTAAAATAAAGCAATGAAGGGCATGGGTTCTAAGTACTCTTCTCCGCTATCACGCATGGTTTCATCTAGTTTTGCGTCGTAACTTTGCATGGCCTGCATCATACGCACACACAGCAACATACTCATAACCAAATCGTCTGTTTCGCCTATTTTGGCTTTGAAACTAACACCCACAGCCACAAAGTTTTTAAGCTCGGATATCAAGTTCTTGCTGGCCAGATGCAGTTTTCTGTTTTCTACCAGGCTCTTGAACTTGGAGCAGACTGCAACTTTGCTTCTGTTTGTGGTGTTAAAACCTTTTCTAAATGATCTAGCTTGTCCGGGTTTGTGAGGCTCACTTAGAAAAACACCTCGAATGTTTTCTTCGCCAATTTCAGCAATACTAATCAAAGCAGCTTCGCCTAGTGTGTTATTTTCCACGCTGTAATAAATGTCTGTAGCAGATTCAATGCAATCGTAAATGTACTGTGTAATTTCTTGCAGGATCGCTACTTGTCGCTGTACAGGTGTTTTATTGTGTTGCCATTCGCCAATCTGTTTTAGACCCGGCAGTTCTAGTATCTGTATAGCAGCCGGATCGCCACCGGTGCCCAGACTAGGGTCTAGGCCTACTACATAGGTGCAACCGCGTTCGGGCTTCTTGTACCAACGCACTTGTCCTTGTTTAAGTATAGGTTCAATGCCGGCCAGTTCAATCAAGGTAGTGGAGTTAATCAATGTTTCATCAAATATCAAGAACTCGCAGCCGTGTTCACGACGGAAACGTTCTTCACCAATACGACCCACTTCTTCTTTCATCCACGCTTCGTCCCGGTCCGGATGTTCATTCCAATGACTTTGATATGACTTGAATCCGTTTATGCCCAGTTCTTGTTCGTTGCCAAACTCATCAATTCGCTTGTTGGCTTGTTTCCAAATTAGTGCGAACTGGTCTTCATCACTATTTGGTGTACTTGTAATAATTGCTTTACCACCAGTGCTCAAGGTAGGTGATATGGAAGTCCAAAACTCTTTGGCAATAGTGGGGCGAACGAACG